ATGGTCCCGGCAAGCTTCGCGACCACGACGACCTGGGTGACCCAATTCTTGATATCGATCTGAATGAGCTCTCAGAGGCTCTCAGAAGAGAGAGACGTGGATCGTCTCGTAATGATGTTCGTCCCAATGGCGCATCTAGAAGAGTTCACACGGAGAACGACAACAAACTCCGTGCAAAGTTGGCGGAAGCTAATCTGTTCAACGCAAAGCTTGCTTATTCGAACAAGCTCTTGCAAAACGAGTCTCTTACCAAGAGACAGAAGGCTCAGGTTATTGAGCGCCTTGACGAAGCAAAGAATCTTCGTGAGGTGAAGCTTGTATATGAGAGCCTGGTGAAGACAATGGCCGGGACATCGCGTCCACTCCGTGAGAATGCTGAGCGCCGAGTTCTTGGCTCGTCCTCACGTCCCACACGTTCTGCTTCAACCACTCTGAACGAGGGTGTTGAGACGGAGAGATGGGCACGTCTCGCCGGAATTCTTAAGTAATGTTTTGAACTTATTAACACACAAACCAACTTTAAATGGAGATTTTAATATGAAGTATTTTTCACTAGATCAGTTATCACAGGGTATCCGCGAGAAGCACATCGGTGCTGAGCGTGCCCGCCTCGTCGAGAAGTGGAGCCGCACAGGCCTCCTCCGTGGATTGGACGGAAATCGTCGTGAGACCATGTCGCAGCTCCTGGAGAACCAGGCTGCCCAGGTCCTGAAGGAGTCCGCATCGTTAGGCAACGGCGGAGCCAGCATGGCTTCGTCAAATCAAATCCAGGGCTTCTCGAACATCGCATTCCCAATCGTTCGCCGTGTATTCGGTGGACTCGTTGCAAATGAGCTCGTCTCGATCCAGCCCATGTCGCTTCCCTCGGGACTCATCTTCTATCTAGACTACACCTACGGCTCGAACGTCGGTGGAGACGCCGGCCTGGATGTTGAGGGCGGCTCGGTTGCCACATATGGGCGCGGTCAGTCTATCTATAACAGCCCGACAGGCCGTGGCGTTCAGAGCGGATCGCTGGCAACAGGTGGTATGTATGACCTGGTGAACACAGGGTACTCGAAGGTTCACGTCTCGGGAACTGTTGATCTTTCAGGAACAAAGGCTGTCGTCGGTGCTTGGACCGGGCTTGATGGTGCATGGCAGGCTTCTGACACAGGCGGAGATGGAAGCGTTGATTCTCTTACAGACTTTACAGGAAAGAATGCTGTTCTTGCTGGGTTTGATCCACAGATTGAGGCTGATCTTTCGGCCAATCAGCTTGCAAATGGTTTCACGTTCTTAATTGCTTCAGCATCTTTGTTTACAAGCAATGGTGTTTCAGCAGACCTCCTCTCTCCTGAGCAGGTTTCACTTTTCAAAGGAGTTGCAGGAACTGCAGCCCTTACTGAAGCTGGATCATGGGGTGAGACATATCAGTCCGCAAAGGGTACGCTTGTCAACCTAAGAAGACTGACTCGCAGAGGTACTTGGGATCCTGCTCTTGAGACATTTACCCCAAATGCTCTTGGTGGAACACACCTGATGTTTGTTGTTAGAAAATCTTCATCCGCCGGATTAGGACTGGCTAACAACGTCTTTGCTTCTTTCGCCATTTCTGATCTAACAAATGCACTTGGAGATGCTCAGAATGCCGGTGCAGGAGCCGTCCTCACGATTCCTTCGTTTGAGACGGACTTCCAGAATACACCTTCGCCCGCCATCCCCGAGATCGACATCAAGATCGAGTCCATCGCCATCACAGCTACAACACGTAAGCTCCGTGCTCGTTGGTCGCCCGAACTTGCTCAGGACCTGAACGCCTATCACTCGATGGACGCTGAGGTTGAGCTTACGTCGATCCTGTCAGAGCAGATCGCCCTCGAGATCGACCGCGAGATCCTTGCAGACCTCGTCACATCGGCCAACGGTGCGAACTACTACTGGTCACGTGCTCCTGGCGTGTTCGTGAACAAGGTGTCGGGACAGAAGATTGCATTTGATGCAGCACTTTCGACTGGTCCTCAGTTCACCGGTACAGTTCGTGAGTGGTACGAGACTCTCGTTGAGACCATCATCGACGTTGCCAACACAATCCACCGTAAGACCCTCCGTGGCTCGGCCAACTTCTTGGTGACCGGTCCGGACGTCTGCACCATCCTCGAGTCATCGGTCCTCTACAAGCCGAAGTTCTCGATGGACGGTGAGGGTCAGGTCGGCTCGCCGTTCACAATCGGCGCCGAGGCAGTGGGAACAATCTCGAACCGCTTCACGGTCTACAAGGACCCCTACTTCTCGCGTAACAAGATCCTCGTCGGTTACAAGGGCGGAAGCTACCTCGAGACAGGATACGTCTACGCTCCGTACGTTCCGCTCATCGTAACACCGACCATCTTTGCTCAGGACGACTTTACACCGCGCAAGGGCGTAATGACGAGATACGGTAAGAAGATGGTTCGTTCGGACTTTTACGGGACCGTCACTGTCATGGACATGAATATTATTTAATATGAACGTTATCTGATATTCAGTTAATGCAAGGGCCACTTTTTAGTGGCCCTTTTTGTGTACTCTTTTTAGATAATGTTTATTATAGACATATATATAATCTATGATAGACAATCAATGCAAAATTTGTGATAAAGAGTTTGGATCTCAAGAGTCTCTCTTCAGGCACCTTAGAGCTCATGGTACCACCGCAAGAGAATATATCCTTAAGTGGAGATATAATGGAGTCATTCCTCTTTGTGCCTGTGGATGTGGTGGAGAGAATAATTGGAATGTTGCCTTAAAAGATTTCACAAAGTTTGTACACGGACATCATGCACATGGACGTGTTAAATCAGAGGACGAAAAGAGAAAAATCGGAGAAAAAAACAGTGTCAACATGAAGGAGTGGATGTCAAGACACCCTGATGTTGCAAGAAAAAGAGTTCAGCAGATGGCTGACAATAGAACACCCGAGACTGAAGAGCGCAGAATTAAGTCGGTCTGCAAAACATATGAGGATATGTCTTTCGAAGATAAGGTGGGTTTCTCTAATCGAGCAAAAAAATTATGGAATATCGGAATATTATCTAAAGCAAGATCTAAAGCAGCAGAAACGTTTAAGAAGCGCTTCTTAGGCGGTGAATATGATTTTGTCTCTCGGAATGAGAAGATTTCTGCCTCCATAACCCAGCGATATCTTGATGGTGGGTTTGAGTGGTCAGACGGACAATATATCTCCACCAAAACAGGAAAGATTTGCAACTACAGGTCTTCGTGGGAATTAGATCTTATGAAGAAGCTTGACACAGACGATCGAGTTGTGTCATGGAATTATGAGCCACTTTCCATTCCCTATACCCATGAAGGAAAGAGCAAAAGATACCTTCCAGATTTTCATATTGTCTCGTCCACCGGAAAAGATTATCTTGTAGAGGTGAAGCCTCCTAATTTGTCTCTTACTGTTATGAATACTGCCAAAAGAGAGGCAGCACAGGTCTTTTGTGAAAAGATCGGTTGGGTGTATATTGAGTGGAATCCTGACGAGGTAATCTCCCTTGATTAATTCAACCGGTATTGACAATGTTGAACAGAATTGCATGGTATGTGGACGACCCTGTTCTGATCGAAGATCACTTGGAAATCATCTTGTCCGGTCTCATCCCGGCATTGGCGGGTTGAAGCCTTATTTCTTGAAGTTCTTCGCCCCTGATGGTCCACCAAAGTGTGCATGTGGATGCGGAAAAGATGTCGAATGGCACAAGTCTAAATTTCAGTTCAATGAATATTTGACAGGCCATAATAAGACCGGTTTTCGTGCTCAACAGCCTGTTTTTACCCAAGAGCAGAAAGATCGACGTGTTGAATCAATTCGGAAGGCTTATAAGGAGCGGAGACAAGAGATTGTTGAAAAAATCTCGAAGTCCGTGTCTAAGGGTCTGAAAGACTCCGGAATCGATTTTTCAAAATATTTCCAGGAAAAGTGGGAGGATGAGACATTTAAAGATGCTCAACATGTCGCTCGTATTAAATCCTGGGAAGGTGAAGCAGGAGATGAGCGTCGTCTGAGGGTCTTCACCCCAGAGTTCGGTCGCAAGATTGGTCTTGCCAATATGGCTCGAGTCTCTTCGTACACCTCAAAGGCAGAAGAGGCGTTTTCATCCCAACTTACCAGCCACGGGCTGACTCATCTTCGATCCGTTTGGTTCAATCTAGAGGAGAAGACTTGGAATGCAGATTTGTTCTTTCCAGATGAAGATCTGATTGTTGAGTTTGATGGAATATATTGGCACGGTCTTGACCGGGCCGAAGATTGGACGCTAGATCAGATTAAGAACTTGACAAATGATCTCCGTAAGAATCGTCTCGTCAAGGAGCGTGGTCTGTCTCTCCTGCGCATCTCCTCCTCCGCCGACCCTTCCACCATCCAGACCCTTGATGACTTGAAGAGTCTTGCTCATCACTATGTCCACCGTGGTGAGGTCATAAAAGAGGGAACTTTTCGCCTAGGTGATGATACACCTCTTATAACACGTGACACTCTGCTCAAGATTGGTCTCCGTGATGGTGGGAGTGAGTATCTCGAAGAAGAATACCTTCCTCATCTCGAGGATTTTTGGCGTCAGTATGTAGGATATTGGGGTTGGTTCTATCCACAGTGCGGCACCCCTCTCACCCAGATTATGTCCGCAGTTGCTGATGCGTCAGAGACTCTTGGAATGTCCCCTGCTGGAAGCGACTGGCTTAAGAGTCGAGTGCCATCCTATTGGAATGTTGACGGTGGTCCTGCTCAGTCTCTGCATGACCCGAAGATCTTGCATGATGTTCTATCCTATCGAATGGGTCTCAACAACTCGAAGGATTACACTTATGTCCTGTCAGATGGATCACGTGTCACGACCCGAGAGACATTTCATATCTCACCCAAGGATCTTCGGACAGGGTTC